TTGTATAACATGACACATCCAGTAGTGTTTTCGCCCTGTTTACATGGGGTTATCCCATATATGTACTACTAAACAATCTAAATAATCTAAATAATCTACAGTTTTTACATATATCACCTATAGAATATCATTCTGTAGCCATGATACAGGTTTGCCGTGCTAACATTACTTATAGATTTGTAGATTATTTAGATTGTTTGCCATTAAATCATTGATAACACGACACCTTTTGTAATCCATTTGACAATCTATTATAGCACCGTCTCACAGATTAAACAGAGGGGGGCGATTTGACAAACCCTCGGCAGGGTGTCAAGTTCTGGGGGCTTGGCGAGGTGGTCTCGTTATAGCATATTTAACCTAGTTTAATTGGAGATTATGAAAATGGCTAGAACTTTTAATGGTAATGTTGAAGCTTTCGTTGCACCTATTGCAAAGACTGTAAAGATTCGCAGTGAGAATGACCCACGTTATACTGGTGAAGGCAATGTATTTACGGCTGATAAGGCGGATGAACTATTCAAGGCTATGGTATCTGCTGGTGAGAAGTACTCTATACCTGTGTCTGTATTTGCACCAGATATTGAGAAGGGTCGTAAAGGTGGCTTCACTGTAGCTGAATTACAATCGTTGGATATGGAGAAGTATTCAGCGAAGTTACTTGGCGGTAGGTTCGGAGCATATGTCGCTGTATTAGCTGACGATGATAACTCTGTATCAACTGGTGCTAAGACTATCGTTCTTTAACTTAACACTAGCAGGGTGTCTATATGGCACCCTGCTCAACCCTATTTATGGAGGCTTATATGATACGTTGTTCTTACTGTCCTGATAACATCGCTGTCAAACGTGCTGAGCTAGGCTATACAACCTGCTTATCATGCGGTGCTAAACAAGCCAGTGAAGTACGCCACTGTGTAGTTCCTTTACACAAATCTAATTACATCGTTGTTACTAATCGTGCTGAACTTATCGGCATCAACAGTAAGGGGGGGCTTGTTAAATGAAACTATCAATAATCTTTTCTTGGATACTATACGGCTTGGTGTCATCGGTCATGATGATACTGGCTGACAGTTACTTTGGTTGGGGGTTGTTCCAATGAGGGGGGCAATCACTCTACTGGGGGGGATACTTATGACAGGGTTTGTAAGTATCTTAATTGCATTCGTAATACTTAACTTGTTCCTAGGGTGTGAGTCTTGGGATGAGCAGTATTGGACAGCAACAAACAGTTGCGTAACACCTAGTCAGATATGGGAAGGAATAACCAATGGCTAAGAAGGCTTTGAAACTATTCATGCTACGGCATGGCAAGGGTGGAGCACCAGTAACAGATGATGAGGGCAATGTCATCTATTACTCTAACAAAATGATTGCCAAGCATACAAAGACTGGCACTCAAGTTGTGTCACTCGGCGTTGACCATCGCAAATATAAGGGAGATAAATGATGCGAGCTACACTATTGAAAGATACCTTGACTGAATTGTTCAAGGCTAAACGTCCTATCTGCATTGAAGGTATGCCAGGGGGCGGTAAGACCACCATCGTACAACAGACTGCCAGTAGTCTGAAGGTTGGATACATCGAGAAGCATACACCTACCATGTTGGTAGAAGACTTCGGTGTACCTAACATGGCTGTTGATGGTGACTCATTCAACTACAAGCTACCTGATTGGTATCCTGCTGAGAGTCGTACCGATATACCTGATGAGGGTGTACTCTGTTTCGATGACAGGAACCAAGCACCTGCTGACATTCAGAAGGTACTAGCTAACATACTACAAGCTAGGACATTGCATGGTGTATCACTCAAGAAAGGTTGGCATGTTGTATCTACTGGTAACAGGCAGGCTGACAGAGCAGGTGCTAACCGAATCTTATCTCACTTGCGTAATCGTGAGACTGTCATTGAGCTTGAGACACACCTTGATGACTGGACTAGTTGGGCTATCGAACATGATGTCAAGCCAGAACTAATCTCGTTCATTCGGTTCAGACCTAATCTGTTACATGACTTTGATCCACAGCGTGATGTCAATGCTACACCACGTTCATGGGTTGAGGGTGTATCTGATGTGATTGGTGTTGTACCTGCTGATGCAGAGTATGAATGCTTCAAGGGTGCAGTTGGTGAAGGTGCTGCGGCAGAGTTCGTTGGCTTCCTAAAGATACATCGTAAGCTACCTAATCCTGACAGCATACTGATGAACCCATCACAAGCTAACGTACCTGATGACCCTGCTACTCTGTATGCATTGTGTGGCTCCCTTGCTCACAAGGCTACGCTAGCTAACTTCGATAGGGTTATTACCTACGTTGGCCGTATGCCTAAAGAGTTCTCTGTCCTGTGTATCTCATATGCTACTCGCAAGAATGATGAACTTGCTAGTAGTGGTGCGTTCACCAAGTGGGCAGTCGATAACCAAGATGTATTATTTTAGTGGAGGTATCTATGAAACTAACAGACAAAGCATTACTTGCTCAACTTAACGTGTCACAATGGACGGCTCGTAAGTATGACAAGAAAGTAACTCAGCAGATTGCTGACCAACACAACACTATCGTTGAAGCAGGGAGATATAACAAGTCTCTGCTTCCGCTGAATGACTACCTTGGTAACATCCATAAGCTTACCACTACCATACGGACAGAGTACTACAAGAACACTCTGCCTTGGGGTATCAATGGTACGCAGATGCTACCATCTAAAAACTACCTGTCATTCATGACAGAGTTCCGCAACTACAAGGCTAACTGGATGTCACTAGTTGACCAGTTCGTTGATGTGTATCCGCAGTTGAAGCTAGATGCACAGCGGTTGCTACCCAATGGGTTGTACAAGGAAGATGACTACCCCACTATTGATGGGCTACGAGCTAAGTTCGGTATGGACATGGTAATCATGCCAGTACCTGCCGATGACTTCCGAGTACAGATTGCAGATGATGAGCTGTCTGCTATCCAACAGCAAGTTACTGAGCGTGTAACCAGTGCATCACAAGATGCTATGAAGGAAGCATGGCAACGTCTGTATGATGTAGTCAAACATGCTAGTGACAAGCTAGACAACCCCACTGGTATCTTCCGCGACTCATTGGTTGAGAACATCAATGACATCTGCGGTATCTTACCTCGCCTTAACTTTGCTGATGACCCTGACCTTGAAGCCATGCGTCAACAGGTTGAGAGTTCATTGGCTAACGAGAACCCTGAAGCATTGCGTGTCGATTGGGATTTGAGAGAGCAGAAGGCAAGAGAAGCTAAGGCTATCGCAGATAAGATGGCTGTATTTATGGGAGAGTTGAATGACTAATCTTGAAACACGATTGGCTAAAGCCAAGACATCACTGATGCTGGAGTACCCCTTCTGGGGTACTCTGGTGATGAACATGCCGTTCAGAATATCAGATGCAGTACCTACTGCCGCTACTGATGGCAAGCAAGTTCTATTCAATCCAGAGTTCTGTGACAAACAGAATGATGAGGAGCTTAAGTTCCTTGTAGCTCATGAGATTGGGCATCCAATGTTTGAGCATACCACAAGGCGTGGTGAACGCGATGGCTACAAGTGGAACCAAGCGGCTGACTATGTAATCAATCAGATACTAACCGATGAAGGTCTAGGCAAGATGCCAGAAGGAGGACTATATGACCCTGACTTATACAATTCTTGCGATGGGATTACTGACCGTATTTATAACAGCCTACCTGACACACCGAAAGGAGAGCAGGGTTATGGCGGAGAGGGGCAACCGTTTGATGCAGTTGAAGATGGCGGAGGAACACAGGCAGAGATTGCACAACAGCAGGCAGAGTGGAAAGTTAAGGTAGCCCAAGCAGTACAGTCTGCCAAGATGATGGGCAAGTTGAGTGCAGGTGTTGAACGTCTAGTAGGTGAACTACTAACACCCAAGGTGCTATGGGCTGATGTACTACAACGCTTCATCGTCAAGGCTAAGACTGATGACAGAACATTTGCTAGACCTAACAGACGTTTCATTCAACAGGGTATGTACCTACCTAGTATTACTGGCGAGGTAATGGGTGAGATTGTATGGGCAGTTGATTGCTCTGGGTCTATCGGTCAAGCAGAGATAGACCAGTTCGCTACTGAAATCATTAAGGTATGGGAAGACCACAAGCCTACTAAGACTCATGTTATCTACTTCGATAGTGAGGTGAGTCACTATGATTCCTTTGGTCAAGACGATAGACCAGAGATTAAACCACATGGCGGTGGAGGTACTGCCTTCTCACCAGTATTCAATTACATGCAGGACAACGACATAGACCCAGTTGCTTGTGTGTTTCTAACTGACCTCTGTTGTAATGACTTCGGTACTGAACCTGACTGTCCAGTACTGTGGGTTACTACGCACATGGAAGATGCACCATTCGGTGAAGTTGTTAAAATGGAAGGAGTAAACTAATGGCGACAGTAAGATTTTCAGATAGTCTCAAACATGAGATACAGAACAATGCAAAGGTAATGTTCCACGGCAAGATACAGCAGGCAAAGAACAACGTGCCTGCTCATTGGGCAGACAAGGTGTATGAGTGTTTGTTTTCGCAGGTTGTAAGAGACCAGATGAAAGCGTTGCCAGACTATGTACTGCGTAAATCAGAACATATTGATATATCTGGTTGGTCTAATGCACCATCGGATGTATGGCAGACTAGCTCTTACACACATGACACATGGCAACTACAAGGTAGTGTTAGGTTGTCGTTCAGTACACCTATGCCTTGGGTTGATAGCTTTGACTCAGCACCTACTGGGTTTAGTAAGAGCTATAGTAAGAATGAGTTTGATTACAATGACTCACGTTGGGATTGGCTGAAGCCAGAGTTCAAGGAATACAATCGCAAAGTCTTTGAAGCTACCAACAAACAAGAATCATTCTTGTCATCTGTCAACAAGTTGATGGAGACATACACCACACTAGCACCTGCTCTCAAAGCATGGCGTCCATTGTGGGATTTGTTACCAGATGAAGCCAAAGACAGACACAAGACTGTCAAAGAACGTAAGGTAGTCAAGGCAGAGGAGCTAGACCTTGACCTTAACGCAATGACTAGTGCCGTAACACTCAGTAAGATAACAAGATAGGGAGATAAAACATGAGTTATTTTAACAAACCAATACTAGAAGACTACGCTGATTGTAAGCGTGTGTTTTCTACATGCAGAACCCCTGCAAAGGGCAAGCCTATACGCCAATGGTGTAGGCTATTTAAGAACCAAGATGTGTACGAGTTAAAGTACATGTCATGGGGTGGTGAGACTACACCGATTGCTGAGTTTCACCCAGATGGTAGGATTGTCCTGCCATCTGACAGCCACAGTTGGCAAGCTATGCACACTTCTCTGTCAATGGCATTGCACAATGCTATACCTATACTCACCGAACGTATGGGTAAGGGTCGGTATCGTATCGCACATACTAGTTTGATGGACAGACTAACACCTGCCATAGAACAACAACCATCTGGCATGGTAGCAGAACGATGTCAATCGGCAGGTAACTACTACCACAATTGGTGGCAAGCGTTCAAAGAACATAGCGTAGAATACTTTGCAGGTATGGCGTTTGATAGCAACGGTGTATGCATCAACGTGCAACACGCTGTGAGTGGTGAGGTTGACCCAGAGAAACGCAAGGTGTGGCTTCGTATGCTCAAGCGTTTCAAACGTGGGTTGAAAGCAAGAGCTAAGGTAGGTGCATTGCAACAACACGCCAAGCGTATCTATGATAAACACGCAGATATGGAACGCAATGGTCAACATCGTTGGCAGTGGAATATGCCTAACTGGCATTCAGATAAGTATTACTCTATGCTCAAAGATAGTATGCAGTCTAATGAGTTCACACCAGAGTTTCTTGATGCCTTTGTTGAGTCGGCTACACCCAATACCTATGGCAACACGATGGCTACAGACGCACATATCTTAGCATATGTTGATACGTTGATGAATGATTTGTCCTATCAACTGCGTAAGGATTTTGGTGTGTTTGTTCAAGAGCCTTTGACTGCTGATGGAAAGGTAGTGCAACGATGACAGTTATAGCATGGGATGGCGAGGTACTCGCTACCGATACTCAATGTACTATGGGTAACGCCAAGTACCAGTCACCTAAAGCATGGTATGAATCCATTGGGGGGGAGGTCTGTATTGTGTCTGGTGTAGGCACACTAAAAAATATACACAGACATAAGCAATGGCTCATTGAAGGGGGGGATAGTCCATTCCCCTACTCTGATATAGAGAACCATTACTATCAACTCATCCTAGTAACTAAAGAAGGACTGCTACGTTACGAGGGTACACCTTACCCCATACATCATGGGGTAAACGCTTGTGCATTTGGTGAGGCATCTGACTTTGCCTATGGTGCATTGGCTATGGATGCTACAGCAATACAAGCTGTTAAGGTAGCCATTCAATACTCTCATCAATGTGGTGGGAGCGTGGAATCATTTTCGTTATTGAAAGGAGACGGACATGAAGAAAAAAACTAAAGCTGAAAAGGTATGGGCGTACCTACTTAAACACCCTACTGCAAAGACTAAGAATGTAGCCAAGGCTTGTGGGTGTACCGCTAAGTATGTCTACACTTTGCGGAGCAAGGTGGGTACACCGACTGAAGTATTGGTTCAATCAACTGACAAAACTGACAAAGAACGTACTCGTGTCAAGCTGTTGTCAGAAGCTATCGCATTGGTTGACGGCGACAGGGAAGAAGAACACGGAGACTTTGCAGATAACGCAATGATTATTGCTGAACTGTGGTCTGCCTATAAAGATGTGGACTTCACACCACATGACGTACCTATGATGATGGCTCTGTTGAAGATAGCTAGAGCCAAGAGTAACCCTGCGAATGAAGATAACTATCGTGATGGGTGTGGGTACTTAGCATTAGCGAGTGAAGTATGAACATAATAACAATAGACTTTGAAACCTATTACGCTAGGGATTTCTCGTTGTCCAAGATGACAACGGAAGCCTATGTTCGTAGCGATAGGTTTGAGGTTATTGGGGTTGCTGTCAAGGTAGATGGCAACCCTACCACTTGGTATGCAGGTAGCGATGTAGGTGGGTTCTTGCGAGGGCTTGACTATTCTAACTCTGCTATACTGTGTCACAACACTATGTTCGATGGAGCTATATTGTCATGGCTATATAATATAAAGCCAAAGTTTTGGCTCGACACTATGTTGATGGCTAGACCATTGGTCGGACAAACTGTGGGCGGCTCGCTAAAAAATCTCGCTATACATTATAATATAGGGGCGAAGGGCGATGAGGTTCTCAACACGCTCGGCAAACGCAAGTCGGACTTCACACCACAAGAGCTTGACAGGTTTGGGGATTACGCAATCAATGACGTTGACCTTACATACAAATTGTTTGGTAAGTTGAAGTCGCAGTTTCCTGTTCGGGAACTGATGGTGATTGACCAGACTATTCGTATGTATACACAGCCTGTGATTGAACTGGATAAGAGTACTCTTACTTCTCACCTGGAAACAGTGCAGACAAACAAAGCACAACTTCTTGACAGTATAAACTCAGCAGGTGTTGATCCAGATAAGCTGAAGAAACTACTGATGAGTAATGAGAGGTTCGCTAAATTACTCAAGGCTGTTGGTGTTGAACCACCAAGGAAGGTAAGCCCTACCACTGGTAAAGAGACATGGGCGTTTGCCAAGACAGACGCAGGGTTCATTGACTTACTAGAGGGTGGCTCGTCTAAAGTACAAGCCATATGTAATGCAAGGTTGGGTACTAAATCTACCATTGAGGAGACTAGGACAGAGAATCTAATCAAGGTTGCTGACAGGGGCAAGCTACCTATCATGCTTAATTACTATGGCGCACACACTGGTAGGTTTAGTGGCGGTGACAAGCTGAACCTACAGAACCTACCAAGGAATGGTGCTATACGTTCTGCTCTAACTGCCCCTGAAGGACATAAGCTAATTGCTTGTGACTCATCACAGATAGAGGCAAGGGTACTAGCCCATGTTGCAGGGCAGGATGATTTGGTTGAAGCCTTTAGGCAAGGGCGTGATGTGTACAGTGAGTTTGCATCTACTGTATATGGCAAGACTATAACTAAAGATGACAAGCTAGAGAGGTTCGTTGGTAAGACTTGCATACTAGGACTAGGCTATGGCATGGGTGCTGAGAAGTTTCGTAACACCCTAGCTCAAGGCATGGGTGGCTTGAAGGTAGACATATCAGAGAGCGAAGCTAAACGTATTGTCTATCTATATAGAGACAAGAACCACCGCATCACTGCACTGTGGCAACGATGTCAATCGGCATTGTCTGACATGATAGCAGGACGTAGTGGTGTTATATCTAGCTATGTATCATATGATAAGCAGGGCATCTTACTACCTAGCAAACTGCGTATACAATACCCTGCCTTAAATCATACTGACAATCAGTTCAGATATATCTCTGACTCTCGTACCTATCGCAAGGTTATGAAAGCCAGAGTCATAGGGGAGGATATACCCCACAACAACTGGACTTATATATACGGAGGAAAGGTCGTAGAGAATATTGTTCAAGCACTGGCACGAATTGTAGTGGCAGAACAAATGGTAGCCGTGGGTCAATCATATCCTGTTACATTTCAAGTACACGATGAGTTGATCATCTCTGTCCCTGTACAGGACTTGACTGACGCACAACAACTTATTGAGAGAAGAATGTCAACCGCACCCTCGTGGGCTATAGACTTGCCAGTGGCTTGTGAGTCTGGGATTGGTGCTAATTATGGAGAAGCGAAGTGACAAAACTGACAGATATAAAAGCAGTTGTTAATGATAGAAGTAAGAAAGAATTGCTTGAAGGACTCAAAGAAGTCATCGAAGAAATTAAAGAAGCTGACACAGCAGAGAGTATGCTAGTCATGGTTAAGTTGAATGGTAACTATGTAAGGTTCTCATCACAGCTTAATGATACAATGGCTCTCATTGCACAGCTAGAGCTACTCAAGTTTGATATTATGAAACGCATGAAGCAGGAGGACTAACATGGGTAAAGTTAAAGCGTTGTTGATGGAGGCAGAGGAGACACTTGATTGGTGTCTTACTGAAAAGGGTATGACTAACACCCAAGCTCTGCATTATATAAATGGTAAGCATGGTGGCATGGCTATGAACCATTGCGAATGGAAGCTAAAACATTTTATAGAGAGCGATAAGAGTCCTACCAGAGAACAAATTAAAGATACTCTTAAAGTACCAGAGATAACTGAGAAGTATGATAATCTTGGTAGGGTAGTGCGAAAGAAAAATTATAGTAGCTTGACCAAGCGTTGACAGTAGGGTAAAGTTACAGCATGACACAAGTAAGCCATTCATATTCATCGTTAAAGATGTACGAGAACTGTCCGAAGCGTTACTACCACCAGAGGATTACTAAGGAAGTATCTGACAGTGGTAGTGAAGCTACTAGATACGGAGAGCGTGTGCATAAGGCCTTAGAAGATAGGCTCACTGGTGACAGCAAGTTGACAGATGAGACTGTAAAGTACGAAGCCCTGTGCAATAGTATATCTAAGATGAAAGAACACCCAGAGTTTAGTGAATTGCTACTGGAAGAAAAGCTAACTGTAACTGAACACTACACACCAACAGGTTGGTGGTCTGATGATGCTTGGTTGAGATCCATACTTGACGTATTGGTTTTGTTTAAAGACAGAGCCATTGTCATGGATTGGAAAACAGGCAAGCGTAGACCAGACTTTACACAGTTGGAGATGTTCGCATTGCAAGTGTTCTCGCATTTCCCACACATAAACAGGGTGACTACATCCTTTGTGTGGTTGAAGGACATGAAGCAAGACAGGCGTTCTTTCTGTAGAGATTTATCTGGCGAGATGCAAGGTCATCTCAATGGTAGAGTAGCTAGAATAAACCAGTCACTAGCTAATGATGATTTCCCTGCCAAGCCTAGTGGACTATGCCGATGGTGTCCTTGTTATGAGTGGTGTGAATATGCCTCTTGACACTGTTGTAAGGTTATGCTATGGCTACTACCCCAGAAGGTCGTGTAAAGAATAGACTCAAGGCTATGCTGAAGAAGCTCAACGTGTGGTACTACATGCCACAAGCAGGGCCATTTGGTAGAGCAGGTATACCTGACTTAATACTTATCGTGGAGGGTAGGTTTGTTGGGGTAGAGTGTAAGGCTGACAGAAGAAAGAAGCCGACACCGTTGCAGGTAACAGCCATGCAACAGATAGAAGACGCAGGAGGTAAGTGTTTTGTTGTATGTGATTACGATACACAGGATGAATTAGAAAGGTGGATAACAGATGCTAGTGATACCGAAGGTTCAAGGTTTAGCACTTAAACTAAACAATCCGCAGATTGTACTGGACAGTATACCAACTGCCAAGGAGTTGACAGTTCGTGGTAACAACGTGGTTGTACTGCCGCATAAACTCACAGAGGTGTGGGCATTGCGTAAGTTGGGTATCAACGCACCATCACCTATCATGCACTACTATGATTGGAAGGGTAAGTTCAAACCTTACGACCACCAACGTAACACGGCTAGCTTCTTAACTATACATAGGAAGAGCCTAGTATTAAATGAGATAGGCACAGGTAAAACACAGTCTGCACTATGGGCGGCTGACTATCTAATGGAGATAGGCGCAGTAAAGAAGTGCCTTATACTATCCCCTCTGTCCACACTGGAGAGGGTGTGGAGTGATGCTATCTTTATGAACTTTATAGATAGACGCGCCACTGTACTATATGGTTCAGCAGAGCGTAGACGTAAGCTACTTAAGATACCGTCTGACTTTTATATAATTAACCATGATGGTTTCCAAGTAGTAATGGATGACCTCAATGATTTCGATCTGGTCATTGTAGATGAAGCGGCTGTGTATAGAACACCATCCACCAACAGGTTCAAACTCTTTCGTAAGTGGCTTAACAAGAACCCAGATACAAGACTGTGGTTGATGACAGGTACACCTACACCCAATGACCCTACAGATGCGTGGACTCTAGCTAAGATGGTAGATAACCCACATGTAGCTAAGACATACACTGCGTTCAAGGAAACTACCATGATGAAGATAGGGCAATGGAAGTGGTTGCCTAGACCAGAAAGCGTAGAGCTAGTTAAGCATGTACTACAACCTTCTGTTAGATACACTAGGGATGAATGCTTTGATTTACCTAGTACCGTATACCAAACAAGACAGATAAAGCTAACCAAAGAACAAGAGCAACACTACAAGAGTATGCTCCGTAGCTTTGTCACAGAGGTACAAGCAGAGGGTAAGATTACTGCTGTCAATGAAGCAGTCAAGATGCAGAAGCTAGTGCAGATAAGTTGTGGTGTGGCGTACGGTGATGATGGCCGTAATATAGAGCTTGATGCATCACCCAGAGTAAACGTTCTTAAAGAAATTATTGATGAGGCAGGTGGCAAAGTCATAGTGTTTGTACCACTGACAGGAACTTTACACATGCTCAATAAGGAATTGTCCAAGCACTACACAACAGCAGTAGTGAATGGAGAAGTCTCGGCAAAGAATAGGAATGATATATTCCACAACTTTCAAGAGACAGATGACCCAAGAGTATTGATAGCACACCCTGCTACTATGGCTCATGGGCTTACACTAACTGCGGCTAGTACTGTTGTATGGTACGGCCCAATCAACAGCAACGAACAATACACACAGGCTAACGGTAGAGTGGAGCGTATAGGCAAACGTCATACGTCTAACGTGGTTCATATAGAGGCTACTCAACTTGAGTATAGGATGTATGAAAGGCTTAAGAACAAGCAAGCATTACAAGGTGTGTTGTTAGATTTAATACAAGAGATGGGAGATTGATATGAATATGGATGACGTTGTTAAAGCGTACATCACCCTGCGTAACCAGAAGGACGCAATAGAGGGTGAAGTTAAAGACAAGGTGAAAGCTATTAAAGAGAAGATGGTAAAGCTAGAAGCCTACATAAAGAAACAAGCTGACGAACAAGGTGTTACATCGTTCAAGACTACTAGTGGTACAGCGTTTGTTACCACTACAGATTTTGCACAGGTAGCAGACTGGGATGCAGTACTAGGATTTATCAAGAAGAACGAAGCATACGACATGCTAGAGAAGCGTGTGAGTAAGAACGCAGTAAGAGGGTACATCGAAGAACATAAAACAGTACCTGATGGTGTGAACTTTGGCACTCGCATAGACATCAATGTTCGTAAGCCAACCGCAAAGGTAGAGTAATGATACCTAGATTATCAACAAAAGGGATGACGTTCTCGTTGCTGTCCGCTGCGGGCGACATCGACACTCTTGCCACAACACGTTTGTCGGTAATTGTTGTAGGTGCTAACCCCGCGCTGTCAAAGAGTTGGTACAAGGGCAGTTATACAAATGACTCTGCTTTACCAGATTGTTATTCCTTGAATGGTTCAACACCAGATAAAGAATGTGCTGACCCTCAATCGGATTTATGTGCAGTGTGTCCTCAGAACGCATGGGGTTCACGCACTACACCAACAGGTCAGCGTGTGAAAGCATGTGCTGACCAGAAAAGACTCGCAGTGGTATTAGACGATGACCCTAAGGGTACAGTCTATCTATTGCAAGTAACCCCTACATCACTGAAGAACTTAAACAGTTATCAGAAGATACTACAGAGTAAGTCTATCTCACCAGAGATCGCAAAGACTAGGGTTAGCCTAGACCAAACTCTTGCCTATCCAAAGTTAGTGTTTGAGTTTGGAGGTTTTGTAGATGAGTCCATACAAGATTACATTGATAGTCTGTGTGGCTCAGAAGAAGTTAAGATTGTAACAGGCGAGTTGTCTGCCTCTGAACGACAACCAAAGTTTAGTGAATATGGTTTCACTAATGAAGAAGGTTTTACGGAAGGAGTTACCAATGAGTAAAACATTTACAACACCAAAAGGCGTAGCATTCTACCCTTACATTTCATCACCTGATACTAAGTTCGATGAGCAAGGACATTACAAAGTCAATCTGTGTATTCCAAAGGAAGAAGCAGAACCAATCATCGAACAGATTAAGGGTGAGTTGGTTGCAGGTATCAAGGCGTTGAAAGAAGCCAAGCCTAACGCCAAGATTAAACAAGCACCACTGCCGTTTGAAGATGAGTTAGATGATGACGATGAACCTACTGGTAACGTAATCATTAAATTCAAATCAAAAGCCGCCTATAAACCTGCTGTCTTTGATAGCAAGGGTACACCTATGATGAACTCTAACATCTATGCAGGTTCTATACTCAAGGTGAATGGGTCTGTTGCTTTCTACAATTCACCTGCCGTTGGTGCAGGAACTACACTGCGACTAAGAGCAGTACAAGTTATTGAATATGTCGAAGGTTCTAGTGGTGCAGGTAAGTTTGGTTTCGGAGAAGAGACTGGGTTTACTATCGAAGATACTGAAGAGGTTGAAGACACCACGCCTGAGGCTGTTGTCGAAGAAAAACCTGCGAAGCCAGCCCAGGCAGCCAAGCCTACACCCAAACCACAACCTGTTGAGCCAGCCCCTGTTAAGGAAGCGAGTTCTGATGCAGATGACTTAGCTAATGAGATAGCTAATCTATTGGATGAGGTGAACACTGATGACTAAACCCTTGGACTTTACCAAGGTTGAGGCGTTAAGGCGACACATGTTGCTGAGTGTACGAGACATAGCTATGGTTCTAGGTGTGTCTCGTATGACCTACTATGGTTGGCTTAAAGGCAAGCCATTGCGTAAATCTAATGACGCTAAAGTTAGGGAGAAACTAAAGCAGTTGCTAGAGATTATGAAGGACGGATGGCCTCAACCAGATGTGATAGCTCTTGAGTCTGTCTCTCGCAGACAAAGACTCCTTGAGTTATTAAGTAATACAAGCTAAGTTAATAAGGGCAGAGGGGTTGATTCCGAACACCTTTCTGCCCCCATATAAAGGACAGTGGAATGGATACGCTAGGATTTTTACAGCGAGTCCTACCGTCTGAAGGCTATTATGTTTCTATAGTTGTCAACCCTGATGGGAGAAAACAGGGATTTTTTCAGACGATAGAAGAACTTGCTACTGCATGTAAACGGTTAGATAAAGCAGGTAACAATACTTATTTTGCCATATCATCTTTCATAGATAAGAGTAACCGCAAGCAAGAGAACGTAAACAAAACTAAGGTCATCGCTATTGACGTTGACTGCGGTGATGGCAAACCCTTTGCCGATTGGCGAGAGGGATTAAAAGCATTACAAGATTACATCGTTAGGATGAAGCTACCCAAGCCTATGGTAATAGGAAGTGGCAACGGACTGCATGTGTATTGGGTGCTTACCAAAGAGTTAGAGCCTGACGATTGGAAACGTATTGCCAGTGGTGTCAAGGCTTCCGCATTAGATAAAGGTTTCAAAGCAGACGCAGGGTTGATAGCTAATAGCTCCCTTGTGTTACGTCCTATAGGTACGCACAACCCCAAGAATGGTAAAGAAGTTAAGCTACTCATAGATGCTGAACCTGTTGAGCCAGAGGTCATCGAAGCGAGGGTTGCTAACTACGTCACTGCAGGGCCCGTGCAGTCAAGACATACATCTGACAACTCGTTGTTAAATAGTCTAGCGGCTAACGTAGAGTTCCCTCCATCAATTAGTTCTTCTATCTACAACAAATGCCAGCAAATTAAATACGCTGTAGACAACCAAGACTCAGTAGCTGAACCAGTATGGTATAACGCTATAGGTATAGCCGCGTTCTGTATTGACCCAGAAGATACTGCTCGGATGTGGAGTGAGAATTACCCTGCATACTCAGAGGTAGCCACCCTGTCCAAGCTACGTCATTGGAAAGATGGTGCCACTGGCCCAACTACATGCGCTAAGTTTGATGTAGACAACCCTGATGGATGTAAAGGTTGTAAGTATAAAGGTAAGATAACTAGCCCCATACGCCTTGGCATAAGCTACAAAGAGGTACAGCTACAAGAGACCCTTGATAAAAAAGCTAGCCAAGTACAGCTACCCAAGCCATTCAAAAGAACTAACGATGGCATTAAGATAACGCTAGACGATACAGATATAGATGTTTGTAAGTTTGATATATACCCTGTCTCTTATGGAAAGGACGAAACACTAGGCTACGAAACAGTACGTTACCATTGGAAGAGACCCCACGTTGGATGGCAGGAGCTTGTATTAAGACAAGCATACCTTACTGAAGGACACCGTGAGTTTGCTACCGCAATAGCAGACCAAGGTATAGTCCTTTACAACAAGAAACAAACGGAGTTTTTTCAGCTGATGTTAAGAACATATATGGATGAACTGAGGCACATAAGGTCGATGTCAAACCTATATGCTTCAATGGGATGGAAAGAAAACAACACACAATTTGTTCTGGGTAACACGTTGTTCCGCAGCTCGGGCGGCGAAGTAACAAAAGAAACAATATCTTTAGCCTCGGCATCAAACAAGACTAGCCAAGACTTGTATGGAACCAAAGGTACAGTAGCTAACTGGGTAGAGTTGACAAACCTACTAGAGAAAGCAGGTATGCCTTGGCATATGTTTGTGCTAGGCGTAGGATTCTCTGCACCCTTGTACAACTTCACAGGACTCAAGGGTTTAACTATATCTTTATACGGCCCTACTGGAGGTGGTAAGACACTAGCACAGTTCTGGGCGCAGTCTATATATGGTGATCCAGTGAAGCTACACTTTACAGCTAAGTACACACAGAACTCTTTGTTCAGTAGGTTAGGTCTTTATGGACACCTACCGCTAACAGTGGACGAAGTTACCATGATGCAAGACAAAGAGGTTGGTGATTTTTGTTACTGGGTATCACAGGGCAGAGACAAAGCTAGACTCAACCGTAACGCAGAAGAGCGTGATGCTAAGACATGGGCTACACCTGTTATAGTATCCACCAACAAGTCTTTGCAAAGCAAACTGATTGCCAGCGGATTAGAAACAGACGCACAGATGGCTCGGTTATTAGAGATAAACATACCGAAGCACAATATATTTACGAAAGATTCAAGTACTGGGCGTAAGATATATGGCTTAATCAATTCAAACTACGGAGAGGTTGGTCAAGTATATGTCAACAAGTTGATGGAGCTAGGCCCTGATGTTATCCAGGGGATGATAGAACAGGCAACAAATGATTTCCAAAGCAAGTATAAGTCCAAGTTTACTGGTGAGGAAAGATATTGGGAGCAAGCTATTATACTAGCTGACCTTGGGTTGAAGCTAGCAAACGACTGGAACTTGATTAAGTTTGATTACACAGTAGCTACTGAGTGGGTACTATCACAGCTAGGAGCAATCCGTAGAACAGTACAAGATAACAGAGTTGATTCGTTTGACTTGATTGCAGAATACCTAAACGACTCTGCAAGCGCTGCTGTCACGGTGATGCACACATCTACCAACAAACCTACAGTTGACTTGTCTCGTATGCCACGCGCTGACATAAGGGTTCGATTCGACATATACCGTAACTCTGAAGTAGAGGATTTTGATAGAGGAACGATTATGATTGACCGCACTCACTTCCGCAAGTGGTTGTCTGTTCGAGGAGCTGACTACAAATCATTCACACAGGAACTTGCTGAGGAAAGTGTGATAGCTACACCTAAGTCCCAGAAAGCATACTTGGGTAAGGACACCCCAGTTAAACTAGGACAGTCATATGTGATAGGTGTGAACCTCAACCACCCAAGGTTGATGGGTATACTAGACGCTGTTGAATCAGAAGTAGAAGACCTAACTCAAGGTAAGTTTAAGCTAGTATAATTACTTTATGTTCACCCCATAAAGGTTAGATACAATATCGGTGACAGTATCCCTAGTAGTCTTAGGTGTAGTCTTTAGGAATCTGTCACCTGCTCCTTCTTGAGCAGACTTAACAGCCCTCTTAACTTTACC